AGAAACGTATTTTTAAATTGGATATTGGAAATATACCACCAGCGGAAGTTGATAATTATATGCAACAAGTTATTAATAAGATGAAAAAAGCTCCTGTTGTAGATGAAGTTACTGGTGATTATAATTTAAAGTATAATATGCAAAATATAACAGAGGATTTTTTCTTGCCAGTACGTGGCGGAGATTCTGGTACAGGTATAGAATCACTTCCTGGTTTAACATACGAAGCTACAGAAGATATTGAGTATCTTAAAAATAAATTATTGGCTTGTTTAAGAATTCCAAAAGCTTTTCTTGGGTATGATGAGAGTATCGGTTCTAAAGCTACATTAGCAGCAGAAGATGTACGATTTGCTCGTACTATTGAAAGGATACAACGAATAGTTTTATCTGAATTAACTAAAATAGCTATTGTTCATCTATATTCACAAGGATATACAGATGCAGACTTGGTTAATTTTGAATTAAACTTAACAAACCCATCTACGATATATGAACAAGAAAAAATTGAATTGTGGAATAACAAGACTTCGTTAGCTGCAGCGATGTTGAACGATGGTATAGTTTCTACAAATTGGATTTATAAAAACATCTTTGGATTTACAGATGATGAGATTAAAAAAGAAGATGAGAATATAACATTCGACTACAAAACTAAGTTTAGACGTACACAGATTGAAAATGAGGGTAATGATCCTGCTCAAAGTGGAGAGGCTACAGGTACTCCATCAGATATGGCCATTGGTAGAACCGGCCATGAGTTGGATAATAATGGTGGTTCTGAGGAAGGTGGACAACCAGGTGCTGGTAGACCCAAAGAACCTAATAAATATGGAAAAGATAGTGGTGCACGGGGTAGAGACCCATTAGGTGCTCACGATAAAAAGAAAGGTGGTAGTAATTCACCTAAATATGGTAGGTCTTTAGCATTATCACATTATGATGCATTAAAAAAATCAATGCATTTTGGCCCAAACGATAAAAAAATTATAACAGAGGTGTCAGAGTTGGAAGATGAGTATCAAAATGAGGTAAGTTCTTTAACTAATGATAGCTCAAATGAATAATTATTACTTAACTTTATATTTATTTAAGACAAATATATATATACTATATGGAGTATTTAAATGGCTCAAAAATTAAAACATTCTAAAATAAAGAATACTGGTATTCTTTTTGAATTATTAACTAGACAAATTACAGCAGATGTATTAGCGGGTAAGAGTACTAAATCTGTTGTAATTGTAAAAAAATATTTTAATGAAAATACTGAATTAGGAAAAGAGTTTCAGTTATATAAGATTTTGTCTGAAAAACACTATCAATCTGAAAGTAGAGCAACCCATTTACTTGAAGCGGTCATAAAATCAAGACAAAAATTAAGTAATACGACTTTACGTCGCGAAAAATATAATTTAATTAAAGAAATTAAGGAAAATTATAACGCAACTGATTTTTTCAATGGCCGTATTCCAAATTATAGAGTATTAGCTTCTATTTCTAATGTATTTCAATCTGAAACTAGTGATGTGGAGTATAGACCTGATGATGTTGTTAATTATAAATTCACATTATTAGAACATATAACAAGTAAAAAAATTACGACATCAACCATCAAAGACAAAGTATTAAATGAGTATAGTAAATCTGATAAAGACTTGAGATTACTTGCATATCAAATATTGGTGGATAAATTTAACAGTAAATATAAAAATTTAAACGAGTCTCAGCGTAATTTATTAAAAAACTATATAAACAATGTAAGTAACACCAATTCTTTACGGGGTTTTGTTGATACCGAAGTTGTAACTATAAAAAAAGAATTAAATATCCATTTACCAAACATAAATGATAAGCTTACAAAAATTAAACTAGCGGAAGCAGTTAATCAAGTAGAAAACCTAACTAAGGGTAAAGTGGTTAGTGAAAAACAAGTTTTAACTTTAATGAGGTATTATGAATTAATTAAGGAGATTAAAAATGTCCACACAAGTTAGTACATTTAAAAAACGTATCAAAGAATTAATTGCACAGGAGTTCAAAGAGGTGGAAGAAGCTTCTGTTACTGGTGGTATAGACGGTGGTGATGGGCCACCAAAAACACCACGTGCTTTTACCAGTGATGATGAAGATGATACGAAAGACGAAAGTTTAGATGAGAAAAAATTAAGCTCTCATCAAAAGAAGGCAATAACAATCGCTATAGAGATGAGTGGTAATATGACTAATGCTGTTAAGAAAATTGAAAGAATTAAAAAGGGTTTATCCAAAGATAAAAAAGTAGCAGACGCACTTCGTCTTGCAAATGAATCAATCAATGAAGCCAAATCACTTTCTAAGATGAATACTGATGAACTTATCAAGTATTGGGAAAAAGAATCGAAAACTGTAGAAATGATGAAAGATAAAAAACAAATTGATAAAACTGCATATAGGGTTGAGAGTGGAAAAATAGCAAGAATATTAAATTATTTAGGGGGACTCAAAAAGGATATGAAAGAATCCGTAAATGAAGCTGGAAATGAAGATAGAAAGTGGTCAATGTATGTAGATGATAAAAAGATAAAAACATATAAAAGTA